CAACCGCAGCTCCTACTGGTCCAGTAGCACCACCAAGAGTAGCACCTAATCCAGTTAAAGTTCCACTTCCACCACCAAATCCTCCAAGATTTTGAGGTTGAGGGCTTTCATCTGTTTGAGGTTGAAGGCTTTCATCTGTTGGAGCTGGCTGTGATGGGGCAGCTACATCACCGCCTTCGGCCATTTTTAATGGTTTTTTAGTAAATTTAGGATTTTTTCTAATATAATCCAATAAGGATTCTACATATTCATTTTCTTTGTTCATATTTTTAACCTATTATTGTGACCTATTTCCATAACGCCCATCTCTTCCAGAATTATATTTAGCAAGCCATTGCTCTTGCAATGCTTGCATTTGATACATGTCCATATTATTGCTATAACCTCTATAAGCGATATCTCTTTGTTTCTGTCTCTCTGCTGCATTTTGTGTGCCTTGAAATTTCTGGTCTATGTTTTGCAGTTTAAGTTGTAAATCTTTATAAATATTAGTTTGTTTTTCAGCCCAATATAAACTTCTGCTTTGCAAAGTTTTTTGTAAGTCAATATCTCTTTGCTGTAACAAAAGTGCTTGTCTATATCCTGCTTTTGTTTGACTTATAGAAGGTTGTCCCATATAAATCAATCCAGTATTTCCTAATATCTCTCCTACACCCTTACCTAACATTCCTGCTATACCTAAAATATTATCCCAGAAGTTAGGTTGTGCTTTCGCTGTTTGAGTTTCACCACCAAGAGTGGCTGCACTTACAGAATCTCCTTCTGGTCCTGTATGACCTGCTACTGCGGTAGTATTTAGGGGAGTTTCCATTGTTCCATCGCCCATTCCAGAAGGATTACTATCTCCAGTTCCACTACCTCCACCACCACCAGGAGTAGCATTTGAGTTATCAGGAGAGTTAGTAGGAGACATATCTTGTCCTGCACCCTCTCCTTCTCCTTGCCCCACATTTGCAACTTGTCCTTGTCCTACCATTCCCTTACCCATAGCAGGAGTATCTGCTCCTGCAAGACCACTTACGCCAGTTTTAATAGGAGTAGTTGAATCGGTTGGAGTTGAGTTTGGAGCAACAGGGCTTTGTGCAAATGGAGGTCCATTATAGTTAAATACACTTTTTACCCCATCAATTCCTTGTTGGACTATATTTTGTATAGCATTAAGGTGAGGAGGCATCTTAAATTGTGTATTTGCTGCTTTTTGGGCAGTAGAATCAAATCCACCACTCTGTTGAGCTTGGTTATTACTTGCATTATTAGCTGTGTTATCAACATTACCCATTTACTTTTCTCCTAAAACTCTTGATAAAAGAGTAAGAAACTCTGGTGAGGCATTATTTTGATGCTGTGGAGCTTCTTCAACTGGCTTCTTCATTTTGCTTAATAATGCTTTCTTTTTCAATAGCTTATTTGCTTCTTCAACTTTATTTCTTGGTGTAACTTTAACATGTGTTCCAGGTTCTACCATTAGAGGATAAGTATCATTATCATATCCAGGAGGAACAATAAAACTTCCACCTTTGTGTGCAACAGCAGCTAATAGAGCTAAATCACCTATTCCTGCATCTACTGCTGCTCCACCCGCTAATGAACCAGCACCCAAAGCAGCACCCGCAGCAGCACCCGCAGCACCAAGTCCAGCTACACCAGCAGCACCAAGTCCAGCAGCGCCAGCGCCCATTGCTTCGGTAGCACCCGCCCCAGCGCCAGCACCTGCATCAGCAGCGGCACCACCCATAGCACCCGCAGCACCTATATCAGCAGCGGAATCAGCACCAGCAGCAGCACTCGCAGCACCTACATCAGCAGCGGAATCAGCACCAGCAGCAGCACCACCAACGCCAGATGCGGGATTTACTACAATACCAGAATCAGGAGCGGTGCCACCAGGAGATGCTCCTTGTCCTTTAAACTGACCCATTATTTTGTCATACATTTTTCCCAATTTAGAACCAGAAAGATTGCTTGAAGTAAGTGGTTTATTGGCGAATGATTTTCCGCCAGTATAATCCAAATTTTGTCCCATACTTTGAACGTCAATTCCATTTGCGGCTCTTAATGGTCTTATTCCACTTCCATTAACTATTGCTCCTCCTTGTGGAGGAATACTAACATTTCCACCCTTTTTTAATAACATAGGAAGAACTGATAATCCAACTTTAAGTCCAAGTTGAAGTATATCTCCTAACTCTGGCCCTTTATTTTCTTCTTTTGGTTCTTCCGTTTTTTCATCAACTATTAACTCTCCTCCTTCGGCCATTTGTTCTGGTGTAATTCCATATTTATCCCACTTGCCTCTTAATTCAGCTGGGTCTTGGTCTATATCAGGGTCAGCATAATGATGCATCTTTCTTCTTGCGAATTCTTCTTCTTCTTTTGTTTTAGCATTTTTAAATGCTTCATAATATTTAGAATGTAATTCTGCTCTTGTTCTTGCTTCCTTTTTTGCTTGTGTATCATTATGAGTTTTTGTATTTTCAGCAATAGTTCTATTTGTATCTATTCTATTTTCTACGTTTTTTGCAACACCAACTACTCCAAGAGTTTCTAAAATTCCTTTTGCTCTATCCCATATTCCACCTATATCTGGTTTATATGGTTCTGATTCAACTAATTCACCGCTTTCTACAAGTAGAGGAAATGCTTTTCCTTGTGTAGCAACATCTCCACCTTTAGCCATTCCAGGAGGACCATTAAGCCCAAGCAAACTTCCAACACCACCCATAAAGGAGTTCATCTGTTGCTGACCTGACTGCTGTTGTGCTACACCAAGATTTCCCAAAGTTCCAGAAGCACCAGCTTGGGTTTGTGCTGCTCCAAGTTGCTGTTGTGTAGATTGAAGATATCTATTAGATACATTCTGTGCCTGATTACCAATCATACCAGTTCCCTGTTGATACTGGTTTATTCCTTGGGATACACCAGGAGCATAAGTTTGAGCATAAGTATTGGCTGCTTGTTGTCCTGCTCCTAATCCTGCTTGTCCCGCATTAACACCACTTGCTCTTGCGGCAGATGCGGCATTAGCAGCACCTTGTCCTGCTGATGTTTGGGCTACTTGTGATGCCTGATTTTGAGCTGTTTGTAATGCTTGTTTTTGGAAGTCAGCAGCATTATTGCCAACTGATTGCTGAAATCCTTGGTCTAAACCAGCACCCATACCAGCTTGTCCTGCTCCATATTGCTGTGCTTGACTACCAACTCCACCAGCAGTTCCAATAGCATTTTGCAACCCTGTTTTAGAGGCATCCATATTACCAGAAGCATTACCTTGTTGTGTAGAACCAGTTATAGCACCCAAAAAATCTGAAAACCAATCACCCATATCATATCTCCTAACTACTCATTCCAAATTCGGGAATGGCAAGCGTATCATCCACAGTTTCAAACTCTACTGATTTTATTATTACATAACTACTACAAAATAACTCTACTGAAATACCTAATGACCTTTGGGTAGTAGGTTGTATTCTTACAACCCTCTGTCCATTTACAGACCAATCTTGTGGTTTTATTACTCTACTAAAATTCTGTTGTAGTTCATTATAAGAACCACCAGCACCAGTATTTATAGTTGTTATATTACCTGTAAGTGTAGTTACTGTTTTAGCTGGATTATGAAGATAAATAGCTATTGAATTAACTATTGATTTTTCATTTCCCTGCTGACCGAAATAACCACTCTTCCAATCCAAAGGAATTATTACTGAACTACTTGTAGGAGCAAAAGTATATTGCCAAGTATACCAATTACTACCGTCATTACCAAGTATAAAAATACCTTTGACTGTATTAAATAATTGTAAATTCTGCTGTGTCGGAAGAAGAGAGTTTTCTGTGAAAATACTATCTCTCATCCATACTAAATTACCAGAGTTAAGCATTAATAAAGTATTTTCACCATCTCCAAATACTCCACTTGTTATTGGTAGTAGTTCATTTAATAGAACTACTTTGTTTAATTGATAATCTCCACTAAAAACGAATAATGAATTATCAAATGGAGAGATAAAGAAAGCTAATTTTGGTGATTGTGCTATAAATTGTAAGTCAAATGCTTCTGCTCTTCTTGTTTTATTTTGCACTACATTATTTTGTATATCTACACTCCAAATGTATTGTCCATCAAAAATGTAGTTTTGTCCGTATAACAAGAAATTATTAAATATACCTGTAAGTTGATTACCAACTCCATAACCAGCATAAAGATTTACTACACCATTTATCTGTCCACTATTGTAGTTTTGTAGTAAGAAAATAGTTTCAATAGGAGTAGTTACTGCCTTCTGTTTATAAATATAACCCTGTGCTATTGGAATAACTGGTGTAGTTCCCCCACCTGAGTTAAGAACTATTGCTGCTGAATAACTCATTCCAGTAGTTCCTGCTATTGAGGAAACAAGCAAGTTTGGATTTACAAAATTAGAACCATTACTAAATACACTTGATATATAAATATTATCATAGAAAGCATCTATTTCATAATTTTGTGGTATTTGTGTAGTATTAGGTAGAGTAATTCCTATTGGAGTAAAATTTGATGAAGTAAAAGGATTTATGTAAATAAACTTATTTCCGGGGTCTACTGAATTAGAGTATAATCCTTGATAAAGAGCTACAAAGAAATGTGTTATTGCAGAAGGTGCTGCTGTTGAACTAAATAATACTCTGCCATTATAATCACAACTATCAATTACTAATTGACTTGCTCCTGTATCCAAAAGATTTAATGGAGAAATTGTATTTATTTTGTATAAATTTCCATACATTTCTTGTATAACATTAGGAGGAGTTAAAGTTATATCAATAATATAGAATACATTATTGTATTTATACAATATTCTATTATTAGATATAGTTTTAGGAATAAAGTTAGCATCAAATTCACCATAGTTAGTAATCAATACTCCAAGATTATCATTAGTAGTTCCAGTTAATGCTACTGAAAGTGCTGTCTGTGAGTTATTAGTCCAAATAGTCCTAAACTCAAATGGAACTGATGGAGCTAATCCATATCCATTAGTAAGTTTTCCATAAGCATTTATAGGTGTATTAGTATTACACTGATTAGTATTTACTAATGTAGTTTGAGTAGAATTGAATTGTGGAGCATAAAGATTATAATAATTTTGTGTATCTCCACCTTTTCTAAATACTATATCTACCGCTCCCATTCCTATATTATTTTGATAAACAATAGCAGAAGGAATAGAAATATTTGGATAGGCTACTGAATTAGTGAAAGTAGAAAAATCATTGTATCCATAAGTTCCAAAAGCTGTTAAATTGTTATTTATAGTTTGAGGAATTCCAGATACTAATGCCCTTGATTTTGCTCCATTATATTGAATAACAGCATAACGAGCGTTAACAACATCTATTTCACTATTTATATTTAATGAATACCAATTGCTTTCCAAACAATTAGTAACTCCGTATAAATATACACCATTTTCAAATCTATAAGCGAATATGGGGGCTAATCTTGCTTGTGGTAAATCAACTATGTTACTACCAGATGCGTGTAGAAATAAAATATTATTATTTATTAGATTATATGGTGAAATTGTGCCTGTATTTATTATATTATTATTGAATATAAAGAACGAAGGAAGAGATACATTTCCTGTCTGTATCAATCCATTATTATAAGCACCAGTTCCTGTTCCTGTTCCATTATACTTCTTCCAATTTCCCTTTGAACCATCGAAAGGAGTTACAGATACTCCATCCCAAGATGCTAATCTTCCTTTATTACCTGATAATGCGTATAAATATCCACCATTAGAAATTAACTGCCATATGCTATCAGCACCAGTTATAGAACTATCAGCATAAGGAGCATAAGATGTAGCACCAGCATTTAGAACAGTTCCATTTGGATTAACCCAAGTAGAAAGATTAGTTGTAGCAGAAATATATGGATAAGGGTCAAAAGACGCTATTGTTCCTCTACTAAATCCAACTACTAAATAGTTTCCATGTTGAGTTAAGGACTTTATATCTTGTGTTATTTGAGCATTCATTGCCAGAGCATAAACACCAGTTCCTGTTGCATTATAAGGCGTCCAAGATGTTCCATTCCAAGATGCTAAATAAGCATCTGTTCCAGTTCCATTTCCACCACCTATTACTAATGTATTATTTGTTTCATAAGAATAATTAGTCATAGCAGTAATATTAGTAGCACCTATTGGAATACTTCCATTTCCAGCTAATATAGTATTACCAGTTCCTGTTGCGTTATAGTTAGTAGCAGTATTTCCAGTAAAAGATGCTAAATACCCACCATTACAACCAAAAGCTAATGAGTTTCCATAAATAGTAGCACAGTTAATTTTAGCAGAGTTAATCCAAGTAGTTCCAGCACCAGAGTAAATACCTGTTCCTGCTTGTAGCCCGTTCCAAGTTTTCCAATTACTACCATCATAAGAAGCCATTACTCCACTATCACCTGCTATTACAAGCCAGTTATTATATTGAAGAGCAACATTGATATTTTTTGTTCCTGTGGCAGTTCCAAGATTAAATGGACCAGTTCCAGAACCAGAACTATCTCCAAATCTCCATGCTAATCCATCAAAAGAATTAACATATTTTCCTATACAATAAACTAAATAGCTCTTGTATTGAGTTACTATTGGATTTCCTACTTGATTAAAGAAAGATGAAGGAACATTTTTGTTATTATAAACAATTTCCCAAGTGGCAGTTAGTTTATTATAATTAAATATTCCATTACAACCACCAGAAAATATCCAGTTAGGTCCCCAAATCTTAACTATTGTAGAAGCACCAAAATCTAATGCTTTATAATTCCATTTATGAGGATTACTTACTCCACCAGTTCCTATATTATTATAATTATTCCAAGTTGTATTATTCCAATTTCCAACATAATATCCACCAGCAACTATTAAATATTTAATAGCACCAACAGTGAATATAGTTAGAGCTGATGTTGCAGAACTATTTATTACACTTCCATTATTAGAAGTTCCAGTTCCATCTCCTCCCCCATCAACATTCTTCCAATTACTTCCATTCCAAGAAGCTATTCCTGTAGTTGCATTACTACCAACTATCATATAGTGAGTAGCAGCAGGAAGATAATCTGTAATTACAGTAATAGGATAATCACCAGCTAATATAGCAGTTCCAGTATAATAAGGACCAGTTCCACTTCCTGTCCCATCACTATTCTTATAATTAGCTCCATCCCAAGATGCTATTCTTGTATTTCCATTGAAAGTATCTGTGAAAATAAGAAATCCATTCCAACTTGCAATAGTTCCTTGGACTGGATAAGTAGAAACAGAAGTTCCACTTCCTAATCCAAGTGGTTGATTTTCAAGACTACTTGAAAATCTTGGACCAGTTCCAGTCCCTGTCCCATCACTATATTTCCAATTACTTCCATCCCAAGAAGACATACCATTAAAATAATAATAATTACCTGAAAAACTATAAGCAGTAACAGCATATACAAGAAGATAAGTTGAATAAACAGCTAATCTTACACTATGATATGAAGGAGCACTACCAAGATTGTTTCTATTACATTCCAATCCATCTGCTTTTGTATTTGTAACATAAGGACCAGTTCCACCTCCTGTCCCATCAACTTTTCTCCAATTACTTCCATCCCAAGAAGCTATATTTGAATTTGTTGATGAACCAGCTAATACTAAATTATTATTTATTATTAGAAAAGTTGAATAAACACACATATCATTGAAAGAATTAGCTGGCATTCCAAGTGAAACACAACTTCCTACATAAGGACCAGTTCCACTTCCAGAACCATTATAATTTTTCCAATTAGTTCCATCATAAGATGCAATATAAGATTGTGTTAAGAAAACTAATTTAGTTGCTGCCCCAGTTCCATATGAAAGAATTTTTATTATAGTTTGCCCGTTAAATGCTGTTCCATTATTGTAAGGACCAGTTGAAGTTCCATTAGAACCACCATCAAAATTCTTCCAGAATCCTTTTCCTATATCAAATGAGCCAACTAAACCATTAACTCCGCCTACTACATAGTAGCTATCACTACCATAAACATAGTAAGTAGAAGCAGTAATGGCATTATTTCCTAATACTTTTGCATTATTCCATAAACCTTCAACAGCAGTTCCATTATATGCAGACCAAGTTCCATTAGCATAAGTTCCCATTCTTCCGGGTCCTTCTGCTATGAGATAACTATCACTTGTATTTAGATAGGTAATGTTCCAAACACCAACAGCATTTTGATTAGAGTAAGGGCCAGTTCCAGTTCCAGTTCCTCCACTTTTTTTCCAATTAGCACCATCAAAAGATGCAACATATCCACTATCACCACCTACCACATAGGAACCATAATAAGTAGTAGCAGACCTAATAGTACTTGACATTGCCTCACCAGCATTAGATACAACAAATGAAGCACCGTGTCCTGTTGAAACATTAGAGAACCAGCTATCACCTCTAAATGCTGTAACTACTCCACTATCACTACCACACATTAGATAACGAGTAGTTCCTAATTTGTAATAAGTTAGGGTTCTTATAGTTTTATTGACATTTACTAATTTAGAGGTAGTAAAAGAGTTTAGCCCAAGCCAAGGTCCTTTACCACTTGAATAAGAGGTATGCCAGCCATCTGTTAAAGAATAACTTCCAACATATCCGCTGTCTCCACCAAATACTAATAAAGAAGCTGTATCACCATAAGTAGCTAATGCGTTTACATTACGAGCAGTAAATCCAGAACCTAATACTAATTGATTATCATAGATACCAGAACCAAATCCAGAACCATCATAATTCTTCCAAGTAGTTCCATCAAAACTTCCAGTTCTTCCTGTATTACCACTTACTATTAACCACTTATTAAAAGTAGTCATAGCTGAAATTTGTCCTGAACCTATTACACTTCCATTATTGTAAGGGCCAATACCCAATCCAGTTCCATCTGGGTATTTATAGTTACCTAACCTATCAACAGAAAGAACTTTTCCATCAATAGTTCCAAATATAGCATAACTATCACTTGCTCCTATATAAATAGTTGAGTTAGTAATATAATAAGAAGTTAGATTAGAATAGCGAAGAATGGTTGATGTTGGGTTACTTTCTTTTAAGAAATAAGCAACTTTACCAGTCCTTAATATAAATTCTTGTTGTTGAGCGTAAGTAGCAGAACTATTTCCTATAATACTTATTGATGTAAATGAAGAAGTTATGTTATTTAAGATAGTGAAAGTGATATTTCTTGTATTTAATAGTATATTACTTAAACTATATTCACTTAATGTAATAGTAGAACCAGAAATTTTAGCAGTTAGATAAGTTCCAGATGTAGTAAGGACTATATCATCAGGTCCTACTATTGGATTATAGTGAGAAACTCCATATGAGGAAACAGAACCAATAGTTTTGTTATTTAGAGTAATAGTATTAGTTAATCCATTTACATAGGACTGGATTATACCACCAGAATCACTTACATAAAAAGTATTATTTAACACTGGACCCAGAGTATCTGCTATCATAGAAACAGGTATAATACCAGCTCTTCTTACTAAACCATTATTATTTTGATGGTTAGTATTGGTATCGTCAAAACTATGGATGTTTGGGTTTGCCTCATCAGTGCATATAGGACGATTAAGGTTAATGCGTTTTTTCGATGCTTTATATGCCATAATTTATCCTATGCGTATGCCATTTCCAATACATACCTTTATTAAATGAATACAGAAGAGGTAAAATTACGATAATAGTTTTGGACGCGTTCATACTTATACTCATCGCGTTTAATCATATTTCTAAATCTTACCCACAATTCATTTAATCTTAATTGTTGTTGAGTAACATCTCTACCTTGCTTAATACCAAAATCTATTGCTGCTCTATAAGCCATAATCTCTGGCACTATATTATTCATAAGTGAAAAATCATAACTAACATAAGCGGAAAATGCTGATAAGGTTTGCCCTTCTTGTGTAAGGATAGGTAATCTTCCATTTTCCCATAAACCTATTTGAGTAGAAACATCAGTGGTAATTATAGTTCCAATTCCTAATACACCAAAGGATACAATAGGTAATAGCCAAAGATTTTTGGAGGTATCTAATGCGTATAAATTAGTCCCATCATTAGCTATATCTAAAATGCCATTCATTAGCACTGTGGGAATAGCAGTATTAGCTACAAGTGTATCTCCATTTCCTAAATAATAAAGATTTCCATTTGGAAATACTTGTGTAGTTAGTGTAGGAAATGATAGAATAGCGTTAGGAGTTCCATAAGAACCTGGAGCGGTAATAGCTATTGTGTTAGTAGCAGTAGAAGTAGATTCGTATATGTTATTTCCGTTAATTGTAAAATTTAGAATAGTAGGTGAAGGACCTGAAATGTTTATAGGTGAAGTAATAACTGCTGGATTAGTTATATCTACTGCAGCAGACCTTAATACTCCATTAGCATTACTCCAATACAAATAACCTTTGTAATAATTGATTCCAGTTATATTAGCAGAATCAGCATACAAAGTAAAAGGAACTGTAGCAGTTTGAGGAGGAGTAGTTTGATTAACTTCAATATTTATAGTTTTTCCATTATACGCATAAAACATTACATCATAAGGAGTTATTCCATTGTAATGAAAAAAGAAAACAGTAGCAGGATTTATCAAAGAAAAATTAGCTACTGTGTAGGATAGCCCATATGATATGGGACTATCTTGAAGGGTAATAGCAAAAGGAGGAGGATAGTATCCTACTTTAATAGTGAAAGGAACAGAGGCGGTTGGAGTTCCTGTAATAATCCAAAGGTTATTATTTGCTATTCTATATTCAGGTTCAGTTAGTAAATCATCCTTGGTTCCCATATTCCATTTCTTCATTGGAACCCAACCCTGTTGTGAGTGATAATCTATATAGCGAAGTTGAAAGAAATTAGTTGGTAATGGCACTTGATACTCATAAGGACCAGTTCCAGCCATAGCAGATGTAACTACAATTGATACTTCTGTAAGGAAGTAATCATCATTACTCTGTAACATCAAATTGTAAATGTCTTTAAAGCTTTCATTTACAGAGTTAAGTTTATCGTTATAGGTAATGAATTGTGTATTAGGAAGGTCTATTAGACCAAGAGAACGGATTATTACATCGTTACTATTCATACACAACAATAAGTCGTAAAAGTTAGTGTGTATGAAATCTATGCGTATAAAAAAAGCCAGCATTTAGCTGGCCTTTTTTTTTCCTTTATTCCAAGGAATTTGTCCTTTATGACTTTCACTCATATGTTTTCTTGCTTCTTCATCAAATACAGTTCCTATCCTAGGTTTTCTACTTTTTGGATAACTTATTTTCTTTCCTAATTTAGAAGCACTAATTCTATTTTTGGTTTCTTCGCTCATAGAAAGTCCTTCATTCCACGCTTTCTGTCCCTTATGTGCTTCACTTAAATTCTTACACCATTCTTCTGATAATTTAGTGCCTTTTCTACTAGTTGATTTACCTATTCTAGCATCACTTAACTTTTTAATATGCTCTTCTGAATAAGCACCTTCTAATCCTTTATTCCAAGGAATTCTTCCTTTATTTGCTTCTCCAACCTTCTTTCTTATTTCTAGGTCTTTCATTGGATTATTTTCTATCATATGTTTTGACATTTTCTTTTTAGTTTCTTCGTGATGATGCTTATTTAGGTTTCCTCCACTATCTAAATTATATCCATTAGGAACCAAACTATTATATTCAATTATTTTTTTCTTTTCTAATTCATCTAACTCGTCATCAGGGACATTTTCTATAATAATTCTCTCAAAGTTCTCTTCTCCATACATTCTTAAAGCATTTCCAATATAAGATTTTGCTTTTCTATGGTCTCTTAATCTATTATAAACTTTTTGTATTGTCTGACCTATATAACATTTACCATCTAACTTGTTTTTAAGTATATAAATTGTTCCCATATAATACCTCTTGAATTGAATATTACAGAAATTATTGATTTTCTGAAAATAAAAAGGACCTATTTTTATAGGTCCTTAATTTTATTCAACTCTATCTATGAGGTGAAATCCTAAAATTGTGAAGCGTTGATATCTGTTGTCTTCACAACAGCGCAGTTTGCAGGATTAGTAACAGCCCAGTTTCCATAAAGAGAAAGATTGACTTGTGCCGCAGGACCATCACTGGTAGATGCGGGTTGAATGTTAATCAACTCATCAATCATCAACTTAAATGTGAAATCAGGAGCACCTTCACGACCAATCTGCTCCCTACCTGGTTCATTAGCACCAACTCCATCATCAGCAGGTTTTTCAGCATTACTCATGTGGATGAACTCAAAGGCATCTCTATCAAGAATGTAGATAATACCAGTTGGACAGTATGGGTCTTCAATTACTTCTTTTAGCCAAGAAGTTGAGAACTGGAAGTCCATCTGTTGTAGTCCAACTACCATTTCATTAGCAGAGCCCTTATCTGGGGATGCGTTGATAGCTTGGAAGTAAGTAGTATTAGCACGAATTTCTTCAAGGATAGCAGCGAATGTTACATCATTCATTACTATCATATTAGGAACTCCACCTTGCCTTCTTGCATACTGAACACCATACTTAACTGCGGCAATTCTTGGTTCTCCACCAGTTACAGTTCCTTGTAGATAGAAAGCACCTGCTAATCTATCAGGAACCAAGTTTCTGGAAAGATTGAAGAAAGAAGTTCCAATATAGGTAGTCCAGTTACCACCAGTCCTATTGTAATGAGATGGTAGCCATCCTCTAAATCCTGTCTGCATATTTCCAACACCAGTAGCATCTCTTCCACCCAATAGTTCAAGCCAAGCATACTGTGCGAAACCACCAGCGGGGGCTTGTGGAGTGAAAGTTACAGTTGTTCCAACTATATTTGTTACTGTGAAAGCAGTTGCAGTTGACTGAACATTTCCAACTGTTCCAGTAGAACCAATAAGAGCTGAACTTGGGTCAGCAGATGTGGTTGCGTAGAACATAGTTCCAATATCCATCTTAACAATAGTATCAAAGTTAAGTGTCATAGTAGTAGCAGCAGCGTTAACTACCACTGGGAGCTGTCCTAATTCACCATAGGAAAGTCCATAAGCACCAGCAGCAAAGGTTTTACGCATTGCGTCTGTTGCAGCCATCATCTTGATTACTGCTGGGGGATCAAAAGCACCTTTTGTAGATGCACCAGCAAGAATTTCTGCTTCGTTGATGTAGAAAGAGGAGAAGAGTTTTCCGTAAGGAACTCTTGCCTGCTGTGTAGCAGCACCCATTCCACCTACGTTTAGGATATTCTGTGCCTGAAGAAGGTCACCAGATACCTGACCACCACGAGTATACATCATTGGCCATACATAGTATTTTCCACCAACCTTCATTTTCTTTGCCATTTTTAGCATAGGTGAATTTCTATATAGAAGGTTTTCAGTTGAATGGTCTCTATACCCAAATATATTCCACAGTAATCGCTAATTCTGTGCGTTCTTTTATGAACTGCTATATGTTACCATATAGTTTAGACTATATCTTCATCTTTTTTTAAGATGCCTTCCATTTCGGGATTGCTTAATCCCTACGTCTTTCGACTAGTCGTTGAACGTTCCCTTTCGGGCTTCGCTGCTGATTGTCCCATTGGGAGTTCCCAGCAATTAAGAAGGTTTAACTATCGAATTACTTCGATAGTGAGCAGTTTTAGTTTACTCTTTGTAAATTGTGAATAGGTCAGTATTCGCATTAGGGAATAACGCCATAATTGTCTCCTTTAAGGTTTATTTTAGTATCCTTTAATAATAGTCGTATTTACTAAAAAACCCCTCTTTTGAGGGGCTTTTTTTTATTAACTAACCTTTTTTGGCTTTTGCTACTCCCTCTTTAAATCTTCTAACATAATCTATTGCATTTTGTCTTGCTTTTTCATCATCACTTAATTCTGCACCTGGAGCCACTTCTGGAGCTACTGGCTGTCCTACCTGTGGGAAGGCTGTCTTAAACTGACCAAGTAATCCTTCAACTACTTCATCATCTTTACCTTCCACATATTCAGGGGATATCTTTATTTCATCCAAAATGTCAGTAAGTTGTTCGTAGATATCAGGAGCACCTTCTTCTCCCCAATCGGCAGATTTATATGGTTCTTCATAATCTTTGAACTTATCGTGGTATTTAGTCATTACCTCACCCACCTTCATTTTATGTCCAGTGGCTTGGGCAACTTTTCTTGCGCTTTCAATCAAATCAACATCAACAGTATGAGCTACTCTCTCTATACTTTCATCTAACTGACCAACTTTAATAACCAATGCCTCTATTACAGTAGCAAGGGCTATAATCTTATGACCAGCTTCTTCGTGTTTAGCATCACATTCTTCGTGCCCTTCACCCATCATTGGTGCTGGTGTTGGTTCATCGTTAGCATGCAATTCTGCATATGCCTCTTCAATAAGAGCTTTTTCTTCTTCGTTATAGGAACCCATTATTATTGCCCTCCTTGTTGTGGCATTTGTGGTGATTGTTGCGGAGCAGTTAAAGGAAGATTACCCTGACCTGAAGGCCCAGGCACCTGGGGTGGCTGTCCTCCATTAACTTGTAGTGGAGGAAGATTAGCCTGAACATTCTGTTGCACATCACCAATCTTCTCTGTTATTATTTCTATTAGTTGTTTTAGGTTATTTAAAACCTTTTCGTTTTCATCATTAGCATCTAATCTCAAAAGAGTTTTTGCAGTTTCACTAAATAGTTGTTGTAGATTAACTACTTCATAGAAATTGAAATCACCCTTTTCTGCTGCTTTTTCTATAATATGCTGACAGTCATCATAAGATGCAGATGCGACTGAATATGCCTTCTCCAAATCCGGGAATTGAAGTAAGTTAGCAGCCATATCAGGTGATATAATCTGCATTGAGATAAGATTTTGAACCTGACCTAACTTTGTAGCTGGGTCTTTTGATAAAGCAGAAGCATCACTAAATTGAACCGAGAAAGTATCTTTCTCTTCTTTAATGTCGCTCCATTTAATCTTTGCTCTACCCATTTTCTTTGGTAGAACATCTGCGTCTCTTGGGAAGATGTTTATTACAGATGTAGCAATCTTCATACAGAATTTCTTATATCTCTCTTCTAAATCTTGAAATCTTTCACTCTCTACATCTTCAAGTGTTTCAATTGCCTTACCAGAATTCAATCCAACTGGTTTTTTTGATTGAGCGGATAGTTGAGATACACCTTCAAGGTTGTAAATCTTCTGCTCCATCCAATCTACATACTCTCTATACTCTGGAGAGATAGGAGCAGGAGTTCCAATCCTTACTGGGTCTCCTCCACCTGTCAAAGAGTTATCATATCTAATAACTATACCTGCTTGAGTGGTTAATTTACTCTCTTTTACAGGAGAATTTGACTTATCAGCATTTTCTGGGATGAAAATAAGGTTAAAAGGTGAAACTTCTAATGCATCACTGATTTTTTGGACTGTTTGGTCTATTTTTTGCTGAATTGTATAAGAAGTATCCTCCAAAGATACTGAATAACCACCTTTTAGTGGCTCATTAGCATAAAAAGTGATTACAGGAGGACAATCATACTCAATAGGGGTCTTTTTTATGATGTCTTGACCTATAAGTTCATATTTCATCTTATTTTTTAAGTCATAATACACTTTATACCAGCAATTTAACTGACTTCTATCCTCTAAATAACGCTCAAATTTAGTTCCCTTAATCTTTTCTTCAAGGTAAGTGATTGGATAATACTGAAATTCCAATAAGCACCTTGTTATTTTACCATATTGGTATTCAGCAGCATCTTCAAAGTATTGCCAAGGTCTAATAAGTTTAACAGAAAGAGTTTCATCATCAATCCATAGTCCGCCATATTCAATAGCAAGGGCATAACGAAGAGACATAATCGCTTTTGCATATATTTCTTGTTCGTCAAAGAACTCATTAAAGAAAACTTGTGCTTGCCTACATACTTTTTGTGTCTTCCAAGTGCCATTAACAGGGTCAAAGAAAGGCATTACTTTAAGTTGAGCCATCTTTGATGTTATAGTTTCAATAGCAGACCTGATTACATTGAATTGAGGTATAATTCCAGTATCATCATCTGTCATTACATAGAAGTAAGCCAAAGGATTACCATAGGGATTATATACATCTTCTGTTCTTCTACCATTATTTACATAACGATTAAAATTTCTTCTATATTTAAAATCTCTGTTTTGTTTCTTTTGAGATAAAAATGCTATATCAGTTAATACTTGTGCGTCTATCATATTATTACCAAACGATGTAGCAGTTTCCACCACCACCTGTAGGAGAACCACTATCTGTGGAGTAAAGCATATTCCCATTTGGAGCATAACCATAAATAAATATACCTGCTCCGCTATCAACTGTTACAGTAGTAACACTATCACCTATTCTTACTAAATTACCAACTCCTACTAATGGTCTTGCACCAGCAGTAGTTACTATTGTTGAGGTAGCAGCAAAAGCTGGATAAGGAGCAGTAGTATCACCTCTGTAAGAAGTATCTCCACCTGTTCCTTTAACTGTTCCAATTCTGTTACTAGTAATAGAGTTATCAATGTAAGTATTTTTGCATCCCGGACAAGTAATAGTAACCTGTCCTGTGACTGTTTGTGTAATTGTAGGATATAATATAGCCATAATAAACTCCTAGTAAAGCTGTGGCTGGGCAGTATCAAATCTCTTTGCTGCCTCATAAGCTGAATGTGGAAGGATTTCTAATTTAGTTCCATCCTTAAAAGTAATGATAGCAGCAGTTTGAGTTTGACTAACTACATTTTCTGCTAAATCTCTTAATATAGGTGCTTCCATATTCATAGTCGTTAATTCATACAATTGCCTTTGTTTTTCTTTCTTAACAACTTCAACTGTGTAAATCTTAAATAATTCCTTTATATCTTGAAAGAAATAACCTCTCTGCTTAACAGGTATCTCCTTGTAGAAATTCTTAATCTCTAAAAAAAACTTTATTACTTCAAACATAATTATCCTTAATATGTTACAACAGAAGTAGAAGGACTTAAATTACCAGCTCCATCAACTCCATAAGCAGTAATTCCTATTCCTCTGGCTGGAAGTTTAATTCCTGTAAGAGTGCTATCTCCAAGTGTTGATAGGAGTTGAGCAGGATACCTATCAGACCAAAGAGAACTATTGATATAAATTGTTGAAGCACCAGAGCAGTAAACAAAAAGTTTTCCACCATTGGCGAATGAATCAGATTGAGTAATTGTTGGGGCTAATAGAGCCATAGTTTTGCCTCCTATAAATATAGTCGTAAGTTCTGGGTTAAAATATTGATATTTGGCTGTGTTAGTTATTCTTAAATTACCCACACCAACATAGTTAGGTGGATATTTAGCAGCAGCACCAATTATGAATAAATTTCCATTTCCTGAATACATATAATTCTTCTTAATGTTTCTCTATTTCCCTGTAAAGGTTGAATTAAAGCCATAATAATCTCCTATTTATTGACGAACTACTTCTATACCACTTTCAAGGAAAGTATTAGCAGAAGAGGCGTTATTAGAGTTGTATGTAATTTGAACTAAATTAGCAACAGTAGTGTTGATAGTTCCAAGAGTAGTAGAGTTAATCTTACCAAACTTAATACCAGAGAAATAATTAGTATCTCCCCATACAGAACCTAACCCCATAAATGTTGCGGAAGCACCAGCGGTTCTAATGGTAATAATACCTTCAAACCAGAAAGGTGCAACTTGTGCCCCAGCGCAACAAGAAGGTGATACTACACAAACAGGAGTTCCTGCTAATGCAGTAGTTCCAATTCTAACTCTAAAAGTATCTCCGGCAGCTACGGTAGATGTTTTGGTTCCAATTGCCCAAACTCTCAATACTGTTCCTGCTTGTAATCTATTAGCAGGAAAACTATCTGCTCCAATTAAAGTTTCAGAATTAGCAATTGATGCAGAGGATGTCATCATAGATTGATGCGAACCAATTGGTAGAGAACCATATACATTCTTTGCTATTAAACTATTAGTAGCTATTACGCTATCAGCAATCAATTGATTTGTTACATAAACACTATCAGCAGATACTAAACCAGTAAAACTTCCAGTAGCTCCAACGTGAGCACTTCCAACTATGGTTCTTGTAGCATAGAAACTATCAGCAGATACTAAACCAGTAGAACTTGTATTTGGCGCTGTAAGAAGACCTGTTGCTGTAATATTTACTGCTGTAATAGTATTAGCGGTTATTACATCATTAGCTGGAGCAGGAACTATTGTATTAGGCATATTATTTTCTCCTTAATAAGAACTACTTAAATATAGTCGTATTATATCTATTAAAAAAGGCATACAGATTTGTATGCCTTAAAAGTTTTCTAACCTTTCTTTACCAAGTTCATAATACTCTTTATTTTTTTCAATTCCTATGAAATTTCTATTAAGCCCCTTACAAGCTATACCAGTAGTATTAGAACCACTAAAGGGGTCCAGCTTCATGCTGTGCTCGTGAGTCTGCTTGTGGCCGCATACAGGGCAGCGATAGGTGTAGGTCATGTGGTAGCCTCGAACAGATTATCCCTGTCGGCCATTGGTAGTCTGTCAACGGTTAGCATTCGTATCGTACCCTTTGCCTGCCGAGGGTCATCATAGATTCGTTCCAGAAAGTACGGACGGTCAGTACTTGAGGGCAGGGGTCCATACTTCTGCATATCCGACAGCAAATCCATGAAGTCCTCATCATTCATCACGAACACCATGTCAGTTCAGGCTCCCCTTCTTGTTTCACTGAAGACAGCAATAAGCTTATCTAAATACTCTTTGTAGGTTTCTTCTCTACCAAGTTGTTCATTTATTCCATAATCTCTACAACTCCAATAAGGAGGTGAGGTTATAGCCATATCAACAGAACCAGATGGTAGAGTAGGAAGTATATTAAAAGCATCACCACAGATAATCATTGTTTATCTCTATTAATATAACCATCTAAAACATTAAATCCCAAATACATTCCAGTTAAACTTCCACAAATTATTACTATCTCTTTTAGTGGTAGAGGAACCTGTGTCTTTGATTGCCAGTAGAAAGAGCCTATCATAAATGCTAACCAAAAGATTGTGAATAAGAACTTACGGCTACTCCATCTTGGCTTACTCATTTTATCCCCTTTGATGCGAATATAGGATGATAGGCATAAAGCAAACTATCGCAGAGGTCAGGATGAAATACCAAATCATCTATCTCTCGTGTTAGCTGGTCTTGTTCATCCCTTGAAAATACTGTGTATAATGCTTCTTCGGCAAAGATGCTATCTGTCTTTAAACTTCCATCTGGTTGCCTTACTGCATGACACTTTAAGTTCCTACTCAATACTTCTTCCCTTAATAGTTCTACCTTCTGCTGTTTATTTGTCTTAATAGCATCTACTATGGGTATACCTTCTTTACGGAAATCAATAGCAGTTTTCTGTCCACCAGTAGCATATTCAGCCCAGACAGCAAAATTCTTACCTATTGTTACCAGCTGTGGTTTAGCATATTGCATTTGAGTAGTGTTTAATGTAGCTGTCATTTCCCATCCTGGGTCATTAGGGGCTACTAACTCTTTTCTATCAAATACAGGATTCTTAACTATCTCATTTATTTTATTCTTAATAGCATCTATTAACTCATTCCATCCAGTTCTGCTTTTCTTGTATTCACTTATAATAAACCTTAATGGTGAGGAAATACTCCACATTACCATTACGAAAGCATCAGCAGATACAAATCCATAGTCCAGTCCAGCAGTAAATCTTATGTCAGTTATAGGTTGAGCATTAACCCAAGCTATTAACTCTTCATTAGTATAATAGTTCTTATCACTTAATCTATATACCAAAGCATCATCATCATAGGATACTTTACCTAAATACTCTCTTACATAGGCATTACTATTTTCAGTCCAGTTATGTTCTCTTAATACTTGTTCTAATACAAGTTGATGGTCATTGATATGAGGATTAGAGAAGAGATTCCAATTTAACCTCAATCCAGGCCATCTATTATCTACATTCTCCCAAATCTGTCCCCAAAGCATACCTCTGGTTCTGGGGCCAGTTCCACTCATCATTAGTGTTCCTTTGGTATCTATTAAGGTAGGCTCTAATATGGATTCAAGGTAGTATTTTAGAGTTGCGTTATCGTGTGATTGCACTTCATCTATTATTACTAAATCCCAATATGGACCTCTTGCCTTCTCTCTTTCAGCAGAAGAAGCATTACCAGCAATGAATAGCTCACTTCCATTAGCCATCTTCATATAACCTTCATTTCTTCTAAATGTCTCTACTGGTATTTTAAGCTTCCAACATAAATCTTTCATATGGTCATAAATCAAATCTATTGCTTTTGTTATGGTCAATCCAATATAAAGAACTTTTACTGGCTTTTCACTTATCCTTCTTACTGGTGTATCACTTGCTAACTCTACCATAGTGTATATTAGTTTCAACTCATTTACTATGGTTTTACCAGCTCTACGACCACACATTAAATAAATTCTCTTTTCTTTACTTAATAATACCTGCTGTTGTATATCAAATGCTCTTTTATAGATGCGGAATAATCTATAATCTAAATCATCATCCTTACCTCTATTGAGCCAGTCATCATAATCACTTAAAGTATTTTGTTGGAATAATAAACCAGATACTAACTCTTGTGCTCTACCCTTACCCTTTGCAGCATCATCTAATAGATTTTCTACTATTGCATCAAATCGGGTTTGGTCCTTGCCCTTATTATTAGTTCTTTCCTTTAATGCTTGAATTAAACCTTCTTGTATTTGTCTTTTAGCTGATTCTGTGCCAGGTGGTCTTCCATGAGGATTACTAACAACACCAGGTTGAAATCTCCAAGGTTTTTTTACTTCTTCCATATATATTTCCCTTTATTACTTATCAAAAATATCAGTTTCTAATGCTAATTTGATTAAAGCTTGAATAAATGCTGATATATTAAAATCATTAGAGATATTAGATATTTCGTGTAGTTGGTCATAAAGGTAGTCATCAATAGTTATATTTAACCGCTTCTTCATTTCCAATAACTCAATTTAACATTACAAATATAGTTATTTCTACTTGATGCTATACCCATACAGGATATAACAAAATTCCTATCTATTTTTCTTTTTTCATTAAAATACCTATACGTAAATGGTATATTATTAGTAGAATCTAATAAAACCTGATGATTTTTAGTATGAATTGCTATCTTTCTTTTTATTACCATTTAGATATACCTCTAAATAATCCACCTGACATTCCAACGTTTTGATGTTGAGTTTGACCAGTATTTTTATATTGATTTTGACCAGCTATTTGATTAGCTATTGAAGAGTTTCTAAATATAATATTACAACCAGTAGATGCATAATACGCTTTATAGAAATTCAATAGATTACTATTTTCTGGCCATAACTCATTAAATACTTCATTTTGTATTTCTCCTGCCCTTAATGGACCAGGAGCAAATAATTTAGCTAAAATATATATTCTGTTTAATGTATAAAACTTTTTCATTGTATCCCCATTACATCCTTAAATCTCTCCCAACCCTTCTTCTCTATCTGCTTCTCTGCTTCCTCTGTTGTTAGGTTGTAATCTGGGACAGGAATATTAGTTGGTTTTTTTACACCAGTTAACATATAAGATTGATATTTGTATATAAATTTTTTATATTTTGGAAATTTCTTTGCTAACTTTGTTAAAAAGTGATATACTTTTAGTGTATATTTATTCATTGAATATAAATCCTTCCATAAATTTTTTATCATAATTACTTAATGCTGAACCTAACATAAATGAAGAATACATAATAGAAAATTGTGTAGGATCATGAAATAGAGTTATTAAATCCATTATTTTACTTTTCTCATTAGATATTCTGGGTGTAGAAGTTTGTAAATCCTGTGTAATAGCACTGCTCTGTCGTATATCCATCTTTTTCCTTTTATTTTCTCTATTCTCTTAATAGCTATTCCGTAGCTTTTGTATCTATTTAATATAAAAATAATAGTTTTTTCCTCTTTGCTTAACTCCTCAAACTCTTCCATTATCTCTATTTTATCTAATAACTCTTTATTAGGTAATTCCTCTATAATTTCTGTGGATACCTCTATAAACTCTTTTCTATTTCTAACATATCTCTTGTCTCCATTATAAAATAAGGACTTCTTTGCTTGGTAATCTAAAATTTTGTTAAAATTCTTAATTACATAAATGCTATCTCCTCCTCTACTAATTCTTCTATTCTTCTTATCACCTTTATATCTCTCTAATAAATCCATTACTCCATCATTACATCTATCATTTAAGTCATTTTGATAAAGCACTCTGTAATTTTTTATTAGTTTACATAACCTAATACGCATAATATGATAACAAACTTGATAAAGTTGTGTAAATGCCTTACTATCTCCTCCTAGATACCTCCTTTGGGCGTCTCTTGCCTCTTCCTCTAATAACATTACTTTTTAACATTCACTCTTATCTATTTTTCTATTACAAGGTAATGGATTATTAGAAAATTCAATTGGCCTATCATCACCTAATCTTTTAGATATAAAACACCATTTTCCTGTAGGTGTATGGGCGAATAAAGAAATTCTTATCTTAAATCCTACTCTATCCAAAGGTAAATCTACTACACTCCAATGAAATCCTGTAGCATCAGGCCATCTCTCTAATAAAACTTTTTCCATATATTTAGCATCTGGTAGTTCATACTTCTTTAATAAGGCATAAACATGCTGACAATTAGCAGAATTACTATTTGATTTTGGGACTGGCATTCTTTATTCTCCTTGGAATACGAACTTCCTTTGCATAGTAAAGAAAGTCAAGCAAATCTGCTGAAATTTCTTCCTTAACCTTTTCCTCATCACCAAATAGAATTTTATACCTTTTTTCTGTGAAAACCTTGGAAATGAGGAAAATCTTTAACTTACTTAATAAATATTCTTCTGTTAAATGTTTATGCATCTGCTAATAATCTTTTACCTAAAGAATACTCCGTAAAAACCTTTTGAATAACATTTTCTAATGTTGCCTGTCCTTGTAGTTTAGCACCATACTCAAAGAACTTTTGTATCTCTGACATGATTTTTTCTTCAACTCCAGGTTTGTATCTCAATGATTTCATAATAATTTCATATCCTTTTACGGAATTGGTTGATTGCGTTTGACTACAACCCGTTTTGGCTTGTCTACGGGCAATTTAGCAGGCACTTCTTCTATTGAAATTCCTTTTTGTTTTGGCTTTCTTATGCTTCTTATCTCTTGGTTATTAGCCATCTTTTCATTGTTTAAAGCAACAGGATGCTTACCACAGGTGGGACACGCCACTATGGTTTCTTCTTCTGGGATATCAAATTCCCATACATGTCCATTCTTACACTCAAATACTACTTTTGGCATTATTTCTGCCTCCTTCAATTTTTCATAAAATCTTTTATCATTTTCTATCTCATACTTTTTTATCAAATAAACCATTTCCTCTTTAATCAGTTGTTCTACCAATATCCCTTCTTTTTTAGCCCAATAGAATAAATTCCAGTATTCATCATAACTAAAACCTAATTTAAAGTTAGTTCTTGGAACACCTCTATGGCTAAGATTAAGTATATCAATTTTTTTTTCTTTATTTATCTCATCTAACCTCTTCTGTTGTTCAAGGGATTTACTATATTTGTAATTACAAATTTTACATACCCCAGCATAACCATCTAAACTATCATTTCTTTTGTAAAAAAAAGTAATTTCTTTTTCTATTTTGCATTTACTACAAATCTTCTTCATAACTATCATTTATGTAGAATACTGGAAATGCTCTCATTATTTCTACTTCTTTCATTGGAACTATAACACTTGTGGTTGAAAAGTTTTTATCCTTGCTTACTTCTGTATGAAAGAAATGAGGAAGGAGATTACCTGTATTCACCCACCAACTCTTTAATTGCTGTAAATAGAAGGTATTAACTTCCATCCTGTTCTCTAATACAAATACCTGTATAAGAAGAGTTGCTGAACTCTTTAATAACCATCCCTCTGTTTCTTTTTCGTTATCAAATATTTTTATATTGGAATGAAGTTCAAGTAGGAGATTAGATGTTAATCTTCTACCAAATATAATCTTTGTTTTTACTATTTCACCCTTATCTGTATAGCAAACTCTGTTAAATTGTTGCATATACTTTAATGCCTCTGGTGGTTCCCAAGTTTCTATAAAGTATTTCTCCAAAAACGGAGTTAATCTAATCATTTGTTTTTGGTGCCAATTCATATCCTTCCTAATATCATTCATTTTATTACTCCTGATATTATCTTTCCATAACCCAAAAATGACACTTTTTATTGATTTTTATGTAAAAATAACGCATATATTTTATTGAGAGTTGTAAAGATACATTTGATTGTTTGTGCGGCAATCAAGACAAGATGGAGTGATAAGGGGGATAAAACCCCCATAAAACTAGGACGCCTTGAATAGAACGCACTACTATTCAGGGCGTTTTTTTTGGAGATAAAGTAAATGATAAAACGAGCACATTACGAAGTAAATTATACTCAAATATTAAATGAAGTAATAATTGATGAACAACTTGACCCTTATGCTTTTAGAATATTTGCCTATTTAATTGGAAAACCATCTGACTGGACAACTATACATTCTGATGTGGCAAAAAAACTACATATGAATGTAAAAACAGTTAGTAGATGTATGGAAGATTTGGTTAAAGCAGGATATGCAACCAGAGGAAATAGAATAATGAAAGATGGTCATCTAGCGGAATATGATTATACTGTATTCTCTTCCAAGAATGAAAAGGATGTAGACATCCGTCCGGCGGACTTCCATCAAACGGATGCTACAAATAAACATAAGAGCGAAAATCCCCTCGCTTACGCTACGGGGGATTTCGCTACAAATAAAGAAGAAACTCCTTACAGAAAATTCATAATACAGCAAAAAGTAAATGAGAGTAAAAATTATCAATCTAGAAAAGAAATAGAAGATATTGAAAGAATTGACGTAGAATTACTCTTACAGGAAGAAAAAATATTAGAAGTAAATAAAGTAGAAATATTAAAGAAAAGAATTAAAGACTATAGTCAGTATGAAAAATGGTTAGCCAGTAAAGATGGATTTTTAATTTCTAGAAATTGTTGCGAATCAAATTGTTTAGAAAGCTGGATTAAAAATAATCCAACAAATGTATTTAAAGAAGGAGTAGACAGGCAAATGGCTGATGAGTTAGAAATTTATCAGGAATTAAAAATGAATGATTTATCCCCCTCAAAAAATAAGGGGTAAATCTGGGTTTGGTAAAGTTATATTATAGGAGAAATAATATGGTAGATAGATTTGATTTTTTACATTCTTACAATGAAAAAACTTTAAAAGAAAGTTTTCTAAATGAAAAAGATGCTATGGATAATCAAAGTGTAGAACTAGAAATAGACCATAGAATAACTCCATATAGGTATAATGGCATTGAACCAGTGATGCCAGAAAATCCGACTGATGAGTATCTAAAAAAGAACTATATGCTCTTGACAAAAAAGAATAATAATATTAAAAGAGAAGCATGTAAAAAATGTATAGATACTAATGTAAGACAAACTTCTCTCATTGGAATAAAATTTTTTTATTCTGGCAATGAAAGATTTGAAGGAACTTGCGAAGGATGCTGGTGGGCCTATCCTGAAAAATGGAAAGAAGAAGTTGGAAGGAAACTGAATAGTTGAACTATATAGGAAGTAAGCTTTCTCTTTTAGATTTTATCTACTCAACAATAAAGGATACTGCTCCTCATTTAGAGGAAGCAGTTTTTTTTGATTTATTTGCTGGAACTGGAATAGTTGGTAGATTTTTTAAAAATAAAGTAAAATCTGTAATAGCAAATGATTTAGAATATTATAGTTATGTTCTTAATAGATATTACATACAAAACTCTAAAAAAATAGATTTTGATTTTTCAACACTAAATAATCTAAAAGGTATAAAAGGATTTATTTACAATAACTATTGTCCTACCATAAGTGATAGAAAATATTTTACTGATGAAAATGGAAAAATAATAGATGCCATAAGAATAGAAATAGAAAAATATAGAGAAGATGACAATCTTTATTTTTTTCTACTTTGTTCTTTGCTGGAAAACGCAGATAAAGTTGCTAATACCGCTTCTGTCTATGGTGCCTATCTTAAAAAGTTCAAAACAACAGCAAGCAGAAAACTTGAAATCAAAGCATCTCCTATTATAGAAACAGATAATAAAAATCTTGTGTTTAATGAAGATGCTAATACCATTATAAAAAAAATAGAAGGAGATATTTTATATCTAGACCCACCATATAATGAAAGACAATATGGAGCAAACTATCACTTGTTAAATACGATTGCTAAATATGAAGTATTTGAACCAAAAGGAAAAACTGGATTACCAGAATATAATAAATCTTCTTATTGTAAGAAGAATGAAGTAATAAATATATTTGAAGATTTAATACAAAATGCTAGATTTAGATATATATTTCTATCATATAATAATGAAGGTATTATGCCAATGAAAGAAATAAAAAAGATAATGAGTAAATATGGAAAATATGAAATAGCAGAAATGGATTACAAAAGATATAAAGCAGACAATGGAAGAATGTATAGCGCCAACGCCACAAAAGAATATATTCACATTTTACAAAAATAAACCACCAGTAATACGCAGAGATCAAGATTCTGGAGCAAATTGTAGGTATTAAAAATATTTACAAAAATCAATCTTTGTATTATACTTATCCATAAGGAGTAATGAAATGTTGGATGGAATAGGTTATCTTGCTGGAGCATTCATAGCTACTCGTATGATGGTAAAAGATAGAGAAAGAGACGAAATAATTAACGAAAAAATTAGGAAACGGAATGCTATTAACGACCAGATGAAAACCATTACAAAAATGTATCACGAGGGAGAAATTAGCGATAAATACTACGATAGAAAGTTTTATGAACTTAAAGCAGAACGGGATAATATAAATGTGGAATACGAAAAAATTAACGAAAAAGATTCTATTACCCGCGAGAAACTGGTCCTTGGAAAAATGTATGAAAAGAAAGAAATTAGCTGGGAATACTACGATAGAAAGTATAAAGAACTTACAGCAAAATGGAATAATGCAAGCTGGTAAAGGAAAAAAGTATGAGCGATACAATTAAAAATTTAGAGAAAGAAAAAGCAGAAATTGGAACTGAACTAGCTAGAAAAGAAGTAAAAGGACTTGGCGTGCAAATGCAAGCTGTTACATCTTCTAATGTAGCTTCAATAGGTTACGATTATGATAAAAAAATTCTTTATGTTAGATTTAAGGACGGATCCCTTTATGAGTATCCTAATAAATCAGCTCAAACTTATTCTTCATTTTTAGATTCTTCCTCAAAAGGAAAATTTGTGTGGAAGTTTCTTCGTGGAACTGGAGAAAAGAAGATTTCTTAATATAATATAAGCTATTTCTCATAAGATAGCTCCTTATTTCGTGGAGAGCCAGCGTTGCTGGCTCTTTTATTTTGGTAATAAATAGGAAGCCCCCAAATTTGGGGGCTTCTTTTAGAAGGAATAAAATGAAGAGAAAAGATATACCTGTGGAGGAACACAGGTTTTTTTTGTCTAAAAACTATCTATGCTACTAATATGGGGTGCCACTTGTAGTATAATGTCCGTAGAAATGTGCGTAGAAGTTAGGAGTGATACCAGTAGTATCTGACATCTTAACATTTAATCTTTGCTTTCTTGTTCCATCAATAGGAAGCTCTCCAAAAGCATCTCCACCATACAAATCTGTAAAATTCAAGTAAATACTCATTCTATTAGAATCAAAGGTAGCATTACCTAATGTAGCAAGTTGAGCATTTGTCTTAATTACTGGGGTTAATAGTTTAACTACTGCACCAGTATCACCTTCAACTTGGATGACTAATCCATTTGTTAATGGAATAGTGTTATATCCAAAGCTAGACATTGCACCAGCAGTATCACCTTTAAGTGAGATTTCTATAATACCCTTACGCAAGAATATAATTTGGTCTTGTGTTGGTTTGATATAATAGTTAAATGTCTTTCCTTTACCACCCATATTAGTTGAGGTAGAATCAGAACCAGCAATAGAAGTTACAAACTTCCATCCTGTTCCAAAAGGAGCACTTCCATCAGCAGGAGCCGATACTGTTCCTTTCCATCTATTAGCAATGGATACTGTATCTCCACTTGTTAGAATACTTGGAGTGATTAGATAATTAAAAAGATACTGATTATTATTTAAGGCATTGTAAATGTCCTGTGCGATAGTCCATTTACTATCACCTTTATTTATTACTATTGGGAATGATACCCCACTATCACCACCAGTAAATACTGGGTCAAGAGGAGCAAGTGCTCCACCCTTCTTATTGAAATACCAACCAATAGGCATAGTTCCATTAGCAATACCAGTTGCAGGATTACCCTTACTCTTATGAGTTAGAGATACCACAGCACCTATTCTTGAGCTACTCCATCCAGCCAAGTTAAGCGCTTGTGCTAATCTATTAGCCACTGTTCCATTACTATCACCTTGATTTACTACTACGCCTGCTATAAGGGCAGCATTAGCTAACGCTGCTACTTTAGCAACACCAGCTTGATTAGTTACAAACTTAAAGCTTGTAGCACCAAGTCCAGCTCCATCAGCAGGAATAGTTGGAGCACCACCTACATCATTCATCAAGCTAACAGTATCTCCACTTGGTAGAAGAGAAGTAGTAAAAATAGATGGGAAGTTTTGATTAAATGCTATACTTGTAGCTGATGCAACCGCAGTAGCAGGAGCATTTGTATAAATATGCACAGGAATTTGGTTCTTTAAGCCATTTACAACATTAAAACCTTTTTTAGTAGAGCCAACACTAAATCCTGTTGGATAAATACCATCAGTTGATAATGTAGCATTTCCCTTTACAGAGTTAGTCCAAGAAATATACTTTGATAAACTATCTGCGGTTGTAACTATTACAGTTCCAGGTATAGCATTCATAGTAGTTAAGGTTTTATTCCAAATAGCACGCACACTATCACCATTAACATATCTAACACTATCACCAGCTCCAACAGCACTATCACCACCAAGAGTTTGGTCTCTTGGTATTCCGGGAGTAGTTATTGTAGCAGTATAATTAGTAGTTCCACCATTAAATACAACAGAAGTTGCTAATGGTTTAACATTTGTAATAGTAAGTGTATTTGCTATTCTTGTAATACCAAAGTGAATTGAGTCAGCAACCAAAACAGCAGTTTTTGTCTTTAATGCTACTGTTCCAGAGCTATCTCCACTTGCTAGTGATGTTAGAATACCAGAATAACCTGCTAATGAAGGGTTAGCTCCACCACCACCTACCTGATACCAAACATAGAATCTAGCAGCAGAATCACCAATTAGCCAATATTTACCTGCGGCATTACCAGAGGTATCACCAGTGCAAGCCAAGGTTTGAATTTGTGCTCTACCTACTTTTGGATTTACTCCATTTCCATTATTATACCAAGTATAATAACCAGAAGCAGGAGTTCCCCACTTAAAGTAGTTTCCATTAAGAGTAGTATCACCAGCTCTATTAACTGTTAGAGTAGATACCTGTGCTTGCCCTAATCTTGGGTCTGCAGAATAACCAGGGTTATCATCAATAATGTAATAAGCATAGTAACTATCACCAGCGCCAGCGGCACCATTTGCTTTAAAGTATTTACCACCAAGGTTAGCATTTGTATCACCTATAACACTAATAGAGGTTATTAAGTATTGTCCGCTTCTTGGGTCATAACCAGTGTAAGTTCCACTATTATTTACAATGAAATATGTATAATAGGAAGTAGCGCTTGTTGAAGTTCCATCATAAATCCTAAAATACTTACTTGCAGTAGTTCCACCAGAATCGCCATAAACGATAATACTATCGCCTTCTGCTATTCCCAGTGTTGGGTCAGCACCTACTCCACCTGATACTACATAAGGATAAAATTTCCTCATATTAGCAGAGGCATCTTTGGCATAAAAAGTAAAATACTTACCTGCTAAACTACCAGCTGTATCACCATAGGGGGTAACAACGAACTGATTATCAAATTCTTGAGTTGCAAAACCCTGAAATGTTTTTTGTAAATCCATATTAAACTCCTGTTACTTATCTATTTATCTACTAACGCGTAACATTAGATATAGTCGTATTACCCAATAGCATTACTTTTTTGTGCTTGTCTATCCTCATAGTGCTTAATTCTGGCTTTATATTCTATTTCATTAGCAATACGGTGTGCTTTTTCATAAGTATAGCCCAAATCTCTCATTATTATGGATTCACTGATTTCGTGTATCATTACAAATACCAAATCATCTTTGGCTACCATTCTATCAATCCAAATCTCATTTTCTGGGATATATTTTTTTGCATAGGGATTTCCTGCAATTACAAAATCCATATCCATTTTTAGCATAACATAGTCCCCATAAACGCTCCATACTTTCCAGTTGTCTATCTTAATAATAGGTTTTTCGTATATTTGGGCTATATCTACTGTTCCTTCTTTCCAGGCTTTATCTGAATTTACTACACTTTGGAAGTTCATTTCTTTGTAACCTTATCTTTTTCTACAATATATTCTCCACCCTTACAATTACTTTCTGGGTATCCTTCTGTTAGGTTTTGGTTGTCCTCTAACTTATTTACTACCTCTTCTTGTAATGCTCTTTCTTTTTCTTCTTGGTGGGTTTCATCTTCTACTGCTTTATTAGAAGCCCATCCATGATGAGGATAATGTTTTTCATTAGCAAGAATATGCCCTGATTGAGTATTTTTAGGAAATTCTACTGGTAATCCACTTACTTCATCGTGAAATACGTGCATTAGCATTTTACCATTTTCATCCCAAGTTTTTGCTTCTCCTATTGGGTGATTCTCCAACCAGAAAGCGTGTGATTCAAGTTTTCCATTTGGATGCCAAGATTTACTTTCACCATTTCTATTACTACCAATCCAGTGAGATTGTTCCTTCATTTGTTTATTTTGATGAAATCTTATTAAAGGACCCTCTCCAGGAGTTCCTAATAGCCAATTTTCTGGTATTGATAATTCACCAGGAAGATTTACCTCTCCACCTTTAGCCATACCAGCACCAGAGGGACTTTCTAATTGCTTATTTTTATCAGTTAGATTTCTACTTTGCACATCTAACTCTCCACCCTCTTCCATTTTTTTACCTTTTTTAGCTTCTGAAAGGGCAATTGCAATTCCTTGTTTTGGATTAGTAACTACTGGTCCTTTTTTACTACCAGAATGAAGTTCGCCTTCCTTAAATTCGTGCATTACTTTCTCTACTTTTTTCTGTGGCATCTTTATGTTTTTACTCATATTTTTATCCTTTATTTAAACACAAAACGAAACAATATTTCTAAAAGAAATAACACAAATCCAATTGTTGATGTTATACCAATCCATCTACCTTTAAGATTAGCTAATGTTCTTTCTATTGCGCTTATGCGTCTTTCATTTGATTGATAATGGTTATCCAACAATCTTTCAAGCATTTCCATTTTTGCCTCAAATTTTTCCATAGTTATGAAGCTTCCTCGTTCATTATTTATTTGATTACGAAATTGGTTCATAGTTTCAAGCCTAAACTCTAAATTTTCTTTTGTGTGTGATACATTTTCGGCAAGTAATTCGTGTTCTCTTTTGTGTGCCTCTTTATATTCTTTTATTAAGATTTCAATATAACGCCTTAAACTTATATTATCTCTTTCTTCCATAATATTATTTTCCATTAAGAAACATAAGTAGAGTTCCAATTATCTATTAAGTCTTGGGAAATACTTTGACTATTTACTAAACAATTAACTATTTGTTGAATTAGAATATTGATGTCTGTAGTTGTGGTTGTGGTTCCCCCTGTTTTGTTTCCACTATTCTTACCCGCTTTCAGAGCTATCGCCCTGTCCTGCCACTTTTTCGTGGCCTTCTGCGTGTCGATGTAGTCGGCCATAATCTCGGCGGTGAGCTGTACGTCAGGGTCAATCGGCTTCGCTTCGGGCGGCTTGTAAGCATCCGCCATATTCCCCGCCGCAAGCCAGTCCTGTATGCTCTGCCACATGGGGTCGCCGGGGAGTGCTGTATAAATGTTGTTTACGATGTACGCCGTTGAACCGTCAGGCTGGGGGAGTGACTGAAGGTCTTTTATCGTCATGTTATTCTCTCCATAGATGCTTGAATAAAAAATCCTGCCCCGGGAGCCGGAGCTATTTGAGTTCCACCTGCCGCAATTCCAACAAAGTCATTTGTGATATTTCCTACCAAATAATTAGTTGTGTTGGAGGTTTGCACATGATAGTACCATGTTCCCGGGAGAGCGACTCCCCCGACTAACCCATTGGACGTGAGATAAAATGCAGTATTGGCTGCAATCTGCATGGTTAGTATCTGCCCCACCCCCGCCGCCGTCTGGGGAAGGGGGGCATTCTTCACACTCTGGTAGCTGAGAGAAGTCCACGCAGTAGTACCGTCGCCAAACTTGAAAAACTTGGTGTCTATCTCGTAACCAAGTTGACCGGCTACCAGCACAGGATTCTTCGACGTGAAGTTTGCCGCCGTCTGGGTAAGGGGAGCCCGACCACTTATAGCACTTACAGAAATAGATGTAGTAGTAGTAGAAGATGATACTTTATTTATTTTTGATAGTATATCATTAAGGGCAATATTCACATCTTTGGAATAACTATCTAATGTAGTGTCATCTTTTACTTGAGGTAATGATGTGCTTGAATAAAAAGTAGTATTAGTAGCCATATTTATTTAGTTTGAGGTTTTCCCCAAGGGGTTTTATTGTTACTCATAACTGGGGCTACACCAGTATTTATTGCTTGATTAGTAATCGGTCTAATAGGAGGCAAACTCATCATAGATGGAGTGTATAAAGATTGTGCCAAAGTAACTACATCTGGTTTCAATTCCTTTGATTGTTTTTCTACTAAACTACCATCAGGTTTTACTTTTACTCCGTGTGCTCCTAAAAGTGCCTCTGCGTGTGCTCTCCAATTTATTGGAGAAATAGGTAGAGTTGATGTATCAAGAGGAGTATTTGGAACTGGGGTAGTTGGGGGAACACCAGGAGGAAGAGCACCAGCAGGAATTAAAGCTGGTGGTGGAGTTCCAAAGGGACTAGGAGGAGGTGGTTGTTGAGTAGGAAGTTTTAGATTTTTAGCCATATTAAGTCCTATTTGTAGTTGATGTTTTTCTTGAAATACGCATCTGTAAGCCCCATATTATCTAATCCAGATAGAGGAACACCCATACGAGTTTCAAGTGTATTAAACAACTGACTCTTCATTTGAGTTTTATTCATACCAGAGGTTCTTAATTCCATTAGCATATTTTCCACTGCTGGAGTAGATGCTTTTGTGTTTGTTCCTTGTGGAGTAACTGCTGCTGCTATTGTATCTACTAATCTTTCATAGTTATATCTTGCTGCTTGAAGTTTAGGAGAACCACCAGTAATTCCAAGGGTATTTTGTAGATTTGCCCATCCCTTTAATCCACTTCCAAGTAATCCAGGTTGATTAGCCCATCCACCAATACCATAATCCATTGCCTTACTAAAATCAATTTGTGACATTGACCTTACTAAATCAATTCCCTTATTATAGGCATCAGCACCAGCAGGGTCTCCATAATTAAGAATTCCACCTGTATTTATTGGCTTAAATCCTTTTGTTTCTTGCATCAATTGATTATAAAAATCTTTATATGAAACTGGGGGACTAGGCATCCAACCATATTCTTCTTTATACATTCTCTGCACGTTAGTTTCAATGATTTTTTTATAGTTATCGGGGGTTGCTGCATAAATTTCCTTAAAGGTTTTTATAGGTTGTGAAATATCCCCAGCTGGTTGTCCTAATGTAGAGCGTGTCTCATTCTGTGTTGGAGGAGTTAAATTAGTGTTTGGTGCTTTTTCTCCTGCTATATAATTTTTAAGTGTATCAACTACGCTTGGAATTGCTCCTCCAACCATTCCTCCAACCGCAGCTCCTACTGGTCCAGTAGCACCACCAAGAGTAGCACCACCAAGAGTAGCACCTAATCCAGTTAAAGTTCCACTTCCACCACCAAATCCTCCAAGATTTTGAGGTTGAGGGCTTTCATCTGTTTGAGGTTGAAGGCTTTCATCTGTTGGAGCTGG